TAATTAATTAATATTAAATCATTATTTCCTTTATGAAGATTTTGGAAATCTATTAAAATATCACTAACTAATCCTAATTTTGCTAATTTAAGATTAATAGTTAATAAATTTAGGAAAAATTGAAAACTACATATTTCCAATGGAGATTTATAAATACACATAGAAAAATTCGCTTGGTCAGCATATATTACACTATTTTGTTTTCTAATTATAGAATTTAATACTGCTAATTTATCATTCGCAGTATAAATTAAGTTCCAATCGAAATATTTATTTGCTTCTCCTAAAGTTCCATTTAAATTAGGATATTTATTTATGAAAAAGTTAAAATAATAAACAAATAAAACTTTGGATAAATCACCTGCTTTTTTAAAATCGAAAAGAGCTCTGCCAATATTAATTTTTAAACTTGTATCAAAAGAATTATCAGTAGTATTATAATCAATTGGTTCATTTATATTTACAAGAGGAACTTGGAAAAATCCACCAGTTATTTGAATGGGATTTTTCAATTTAATAAAATATTTAGATAGATATATTAGAATAATTACACCTAATTTTTTCTTGTCATTTGTTAATTGTGATAATTTAGTTAATATATCATTTATAGATTTCGAAGGATGTAAAAAATTAATAATAATATTACTAATATTTCCTTTTGAAAATAAATTATGAGATTTTAATAATTCTATATCAAAAGCATATTTAAAATTAGATGGAGATTGTTGTTCTTCATAAATAAAATTAGTGGAATTTGAAACAACTTTAATAAATAATATTGATATAGATGGAACATATGATATTATTGAACTTATTAAATCAGTTTCTTTAAATATTAAAACCATTTTTCTTTTAGAATTAATAGGATTTATAGAATATCCTAGTGTGAATAAACTTCTAACATCTTTATTAAAACATTTGTTAATTTCGATGAGTTCTTTTGATATATCCAGACCTTCTAATGTAAATTCTTTATCAAATCCTAATTTAGTTATAAAGGCAATAAAATTAATTTCTTCTAATGATAAGGAATTTAAATAACTTTGAAATGTAAAACTTGGATTTGTAAATAATGTAGCACTATCAAATACATCTTCTAAAATAAATAATTGATTTCCTTTCAAATATTTTTGATAAGGAATTTTTAAGAAAATCTCCCATTTCTCCAAATATTTTTTTAAGAAATTACTAAAAAAACTATTAGGATATCCTAATCTAGTGGCAATTTTTTGAATAGATGCTATCTTCTTATTTTTATTTTGTTGTGTGTCTGCTTTAATTTTCGGACCACCTAAAACTGGAACTATATCAATTACAAAATGTTTTTCCTTTCTATTTCCCAAAAAATCGTCAAAAAAACTTTTCAAATCTGTTTGAATATCATTTAATTGTAATTGACTAAAAGGTTGTCCTATAATATCAACATTATCAGTTAATTTGATATATGATGAAGTATTTTCCAAATAATTTTTTAAATGTAAAAAATAAATATCATCAGTAATATCTTTCTCATTTTTTAAAATTTCATAAAATACTTTTGGTTCATCAATATTAATTCCGTGATTATTTATAATAGGTTTTATATCTAAATCTTTATAATCCGTCTTAATTTTATCAACATCATCCACTCTAAATAAATATTTAGTATAATCATCTTTTAATAATGTCTTAAAATCGTGTCCATTATCAATAGCATATGATTGTAATAAATAATTTTGAATATTCCCTCCGCTTATCAATTTAATACCCAACATCTCAAAAATAAATCTATTTCTATCATCAATCATCGCAACATCTTTATCATTTAATTTTAAATCTATTTTTGCCAAATCTAATAATAAATCTAGTGTTTGTAAATTTAAATCATCATCTAATTCTTCATTAAAATTATCAAGTTCATAAAATTTTAAAAAAGATTTATTTATTTTTTCTTCAATAATATTCAATTCATAATTCAATTTAAAATCATTTCCAGATTTAACAAATTTTAAATATTTTTTAAAATTACTAAACCAAAAACTAATATTAGCTTCTGTGTCAAATAAGTTAATTTGTGAATAAGTTCTAGTTTTTCTTCTTCTTTCACTTGAATTATCTGTTTTTACTTGTTTTGTTTTATTTTTCAAAATTTTTTTACAATATTCATCAATTTTATTCTTAATAATTGTTTCATTTTCAATAAAAACCGGATTATAAATTAATTCACCATAAAGTTTTTTTAATAATGAATTTAATTCTCTTTTATTTATACTTTGTGATGTTCCAACATAATCTTTTATTTCTTTTTTTAAATAATTTATAATTTCTTTTTTGCTATTTGTTTCCATTACTATTTCTAATAGATATAAAAATAATATTTTATCGCTTTTGTCTCTTGTTCATTCTAGAAACATCCACGTGTTTATCAAACCATACCTGACCTACTTTCTTAGACGCCTCTTCACTCGTCATTTCATCATTAATAATCTTATTCCTCATCCCTATCATATAATCAAATGACTTCCAATCAAATTCCTCATTTCTAATAACTAATTCAAAAAGCATCAAATATCTTTCCGCAAATTTTGGAAATTCATTCTTAAGTTTCTCAAATTTATCATTATCATCGTTAAACACCATCTCATTCTTCCTCTTAATAATCTCCTTAATCGTAATCACCAATTCCTCGTTTGTCATACCATCCTTAATAAAATCCTTCTCCATTTTCTTATAAATGATTATAAAAAATCTCTTTATATAAAATAAAAGATGAATAAATCTTCTCTATTAGATAACTCCTCGCCTTATGATAATACCCCCTTCACTCCTCCATCTCGTATAGAACCAGACACATTCGCATATTCAGCCCAATTCTATGCCAAAAATCATATCCCTTCCTCTCGCGAACGTTTAGGTAATAATACCATCAATCCTCAAATCTATCAAAAATATAAACCCGAATATAACTTATATTGTTATAAATCTTAGAAAAAAAATTTGTAGGGCTACTGGGAATTGAACCCAGATCATCGCTTCATAAGAGCGATATTCTAACCGTTGAAATATAGCCCCATAATTATTTATAAATAACTAATCTTTATATCGTTTTTTCACAAATAAATAAGAAATAATTAGGATATTTAAAAGAATAATGAAGACTATTATAAAAAAATTTATTTTTTCCTGATTTTCATTTATAAATCCTTCTCCTGATGGTGTATGAACTTCATCTAAATATTTGGGCCCACTACTTCCAGCACCCATAAAAAACTTCCTATTATTCAATTAAGATAATTTTATCTTTCACCTTTAATAAATCCATATTACTCATTACCTCATTCGTCAATTTCACTGTCGCTATATCCGCCTTATTAATCTTCTTCTCACCCATCTTCTCCAATAATTTATATTTCGCAATCAATACCTTATAATCCTTTATGAATTTCTTATAATTAATCTTAATACTTATCTTTCCCTGATTATCAGTTAATTTCTTGTAAATCTCTCCCAATTTATTCGTTATCAATTTATCCTTCGTAATCTCCTTCGCCTCCCCTTCATCCTTATAAATATCCTTCCCATTCTTATCCTTAATAACTATCTTGAATTTCACACATTCCTTCACCTTACTCTCCACTACCTTCATCTCACCATTCATCTCTACAACTTCATCAATTTCTTCTTCAACTATGTTTATATCTATATCTTCCTTCTTCACTCGTCTCTTCGAAATCTTAGGTTCTTTTAATAAATTTATAAATTCATCAAATAATAACTCCTGAACCTTCAATAATTTCAAATTATCCATTCGATTTTTCCTACGTGTATCATCCTTATACATCTCCTTCTTCTTCAACTCCTCCTCCACCTTCTCCCAATAATCTCCACCCTCTCTATAATCATTCAAATCTCCCAAACATAAAGCATACAACTGTAAAACAGGTTTCATAATCTGGTTAGTAATATAATGAAGATAATCCGGTCTCAATTCATTCTCCATTATAAATTCCAATGTCTCTATCTTATCCCCTTGAAGTTTCGCCTCATCATTTTTGATATATATATATTGAATTCGGTCATTCACCGCCGGTTTATTGCCAGGCTCTCGAACTCCAATTCTATCCGCTAAAACCTTATGAGCTATTTTCGTCGGGTCTTTATAATAACCTCTCAATGTCTTTGATAAGATTAAATCTTTAATATCAGTTCTACCTTCCACTAAAGCTCTCAATTCCTCCCTTAAAAACTTCACCGATAATTCCAAATCTTGTTGATTTAATATGATATCTATAATTCCGCCATAAACCTTCTTCACGATATTCGCATTATCTCTCCTCTTCAAGACAATCCCCATTGACTTCTGTTTGAAATTCACATCATCCTTCTCATATAAATTACCCACATATCTCTTTTTTGAAAATAGAATGAATGGATACAAACATTTCTCATAATTCAATTTCTGTGGATATGGAAGGAATTTCTTAATCTTCGTTTCAACCTCCATTCCAATCTTAATAGCTCCTTTCAAAGCCTCTTTTCCATATTTCTCTTTTCCTTCTTCATCTCTAATCCTGAACTTACAGAAAATACTATCCGTATCTCCATAAATAACATCCGCATTATAATTATCCTCAACAAACTTCTTCGCCAATAATATCATCTCTCTTCCAGTAGAAGTAGTGCACGCAGCAATCTCCTTCAAATAAATAGGTGATGTTCTAGCTCCAATCTGTCCATATAAAGAATTGGCCGTGATTTTATACGCATTTTGTAAGGCATCAAATACAGCACATTCAAATTTATTAAATGTATCTCGTTTATCAACTACTTCAGTTTTATCAATCTTAATTTTCTTATCAGTCTCCACATCACTAATTATCAATTCATTATCCAATTCATCCACAAATCCAATTAATTCGCTACCATCTTTCAATTTCAAAGTTGAATATTCAATCTTCTTTCTAGTATTCTTCCTCTCAGTTAATAACATCTCAAGAATAGCAGGAATAATTCCTTTGCGACCATCCTTATATCTCGCGAAATAACAATCCTTAACTCCTGTTTTCGTCTTCTTATCACCTACTCCTTGATATAAATCATAACAAACCTTAATAACCTCATATTCATCAGTATCTTCTTTGAATTTCTCATCAGTGATATAAGTATCGTGTGATAAATTTCTACAAATCATCGAAGAAGGATAGAGAGAACCATAGTCAAAGACGACAATGGGGTCATCGAGATAGATGGCTTCTTTAGGAGGAAGAACGATAGCTCCTTCATAACCATCATCATCTAAATCTTCGACGAAATTCTTAATAACAGGAATTAGGAAACCTCTCTTCATACATTCATTTGAAACTAATGAGAAGATTTTAATACCTTGACCTCTCCTGAATAGGAAATTGAGAGGCACAAGACAGACATTACCCATACCAATATTATTCTCAAGAATTTTGAGTTTATGTAATAGACGATTAACGAGAATACAATCTTGAATACAATATTTAGCAATCACACTTCTATCATATGAATTTCCCTTGAATTTCTCGAAAATCTCTTTTGGTTTCAAATCATCTTTCTTATCACCTATATAAATCGATGCTACATTATCTAATTTATAACTATCTAATTTGAAATCTTTTTGAATAACTTTGAATAAATCGATATTAACAATTCCATCAACATCGAGAAGTTTAAAGATATTATCACCTAGAGCAGATGAAGATAACTTTTGTTCTACTAATGAAGATTTTCTCATTAAAATTCTTCCAAGACCAGTTCTAAATTTCTCATTAATTCCAGTTTCAACACTCCTATTCCATATATATTCGATATCAAAACCCCAAATATTATATCCTACGATTATATCTGGATTTAAATTTCTCATAAATCTCTTCCAAGTCATTAGCAGTTGTTCTTCAGTTTCACACGAAGTAATATCAATTCCTTCGATATCATCACAACTATTAAGACTTATCAATTTCTTATAAATAATATTATCACTACCAAATTTATGAACTGATATACCAATTTGAATAATTTTATCTCCTTCTAATTTTGGTAAGAATTTTGAGAGATGATTATTAAGAGCATCCTCAATCTCATTATATTCCTTCGTCGTTATTTGTTTATTTCCTACATCTCTTTCATCCGCATCGCTATCATCCGCTTCGCCATTATCAACATCAATAGACTTCATTTTATTAAGAAAGAAACGAATTTCTCCCTCATTTTCCTCTAATTTCCTCAAAATACTTTCATCAATAGTTCTTTTTGAAAACATTCGATTAATTTTGAAATGTTGATTGATAATGACGTCATCAAAATAGGCATCATAAATATTCCTGATTAAATCCTTACCATCTAAACCTGCTTTTGATAATAGACATAGGTCTTGAGCCAATTTCTTATAATTCTTAATTGCTACGGGGAAATCTCCGTGAGAACTCATACATTCAATATCAAATGAGGCGATTATTAAAGGAGCAATTTTATTAACTTTCAAAGGTTCAATGTCATTCCAATCGGCACATATATTATAATTACATATGGAATTAGGAGCATTATCAAGATGATAATTTTTGATAGAAATCCAAGAACAAGGTTTAATTTCTTTAATATGGATAAATCTCAGGAAAGGGTCAATATTACTTTCATATAATTTAAATCCTTCGGTTTTGATGGAAGCTGATAGAAAGAAATATTTAAGTTTATCATAAATATATTGAGATTTAACGATGATTTTAAGAAATCTTGAATTTTTATTATTTGAAAATCCCCAGAAATCTTTTTTATTCACAATCTCGATTTTATCAAAATGTGATTGATACGCATTAGGAATAATTTTAGAATTAAATGTTTTAGTTTGATATTTATCATTGAGAATTCTTAAAGTTAGTTCATTAACTTTCTTTTTAAAATCGGCATCACTTAATTTCTCCCATTCTTGAGGTGGTTTAAGAAAGAAGAAGGGTTGAAAATTGATAACTTTCAAACAATAGGTAATATTATCATCATCAGTTCCATAGATATAAATAGAATAGAATTCGTCATCATCAAAATCTTTTTTATTTTTATCACTTTCAGGAATAAAGAAGTCGGTGATTTGAAAAGACAATGGTTTATCGGTAGTTTTCAATTCATCAACTTCTTTTCGAGGAAAACAATTCATTTGATTAATGTTATTTAAATTCTTTTTATATTCATAATTATTTCATTTTTTATTTTGAATTTATAGAATGGAGATAAGTATTCAAGGGTTTCTAATTATATTTTTATTAGTAATATTCGTATTTATTCTATATCAATATCATTATTATAGTAAAATAGAGAAAATAGTTTCAAAAATAGATAATAGGAATTATGAGGTTCAAATTAAAGAAGACGCTCAAGAGGCCGCCGATTTAATCGCCAAAATTAGAGAGAAATTGATAATTATAGTCGATCATTTAATCAAATCTTATCCTAATGATGACCGAAGTTATCGATTAAAAAAGAATTTTAATCCAGATAATATTAAAGAAGGTATTGATAATCCTAATTATACGAGTTATTCGATAAATAAAGGAGAACAAATAGTATTATGTTTAAGAAGTCATAATAAATTGATGGATTTAAATACGATGATGTTTGTAGTTCTTCACGAATTGGCACATATTTGCACTGTTAGTATAGGTCATACAACGGAATTTTGGGATAATTTCAAATGGATTTTAGAAGAGGCGATTAATATCGGTATTTATAAGAAACAAGATTTCCGTCTTAATAATGTCGATTATTGTGGAATGAAAATTACTGACAGTCCCCTTGACTAAAAAATGATTTAAAACTTATTTGATTTTCTTAATATAAATATGATTGTTGATAGTTGTGAAAAGGCATTTTCATTGGGATTTCTTTCATATATCAGTGAGGTTCATACATCATATTCAAAAAATTGTTATGAATTTGTGAATGTTGATGAAGAGGAAGATGAAGAAATTCTCAAAGTTTTGAAAGATTATGTCGATATTATCACGGAAGACGGAACGACGTCAATGACTTTAAATAATGTTGGTCTTCTAGATGAAATGAAAACAGTTATTAAGGAATTTAAGAAATTTGAGAATGATTATAAGAGGGCATTTATTAGAGGATTATATGAATATAATAATCTTCTTGATAGTTCTTCGAATGATATTTATATGAGGAAGAATGAGATGATTAAGGATAATTATCAGGATTTTATGGAGTTCTTAGAAGTTCCTTATATCGTTGATGATGAGAATAGGATTTTAATCAAGTATGGATGTAGTTCAACAGATTTCTTAGGATTTATTTATAATGATATTAGTAATAATTTGAGTTTTACGTATAATAATTATAATTTAACAATTCCTAATTTCAATGTAGTTCGAGTGGATGAGAATGCGGTATTTCCTACGAAGAAGAATTGGAGTGATGTTGGATTTGATTTAACGATTATTAAGAAAGTGGAGGATTATAATTCCAGAACTGCTTTATATGATACGGGTATTAAGATTGATATTGATTATGGATATTATGCGGAGATAGTTCCAAGGAGTTCGATATCTAAATCTGGATATATGATGGCGAATGGGATTGGAATTATTGATAATAGTTATAGAGGGAATTTGATGGTGGCATTAACGAAGATATGTGATGATGCGAAGGATTTGGAGCTACCTTTTAGATGTTGTCAGTTGATTATTAAGGAACAGTTGAATGTGAATTTCAGGAGTGTAGAGGGATATTCAAAGACGAAGAGAGGAGATGGTGGATTTGGTTCAACGGGATAAAAATTGATTTCTTTTTTTATGGATAATTTTCATAATGAATAATTATTGTAAGGTTGCTGAATGTCGTTATAAGAATACACATACGACAAAGGTTCATATTTGTGGAAAATGTTATCAAAAAGGACACGGACAATTGGAATGTTCTAATCAATATCTTAAGAGATTATTGGTGGATTTTTATGAAGATGTGATAGATGTTGAAAATAGATGTGATATTCCTAATTGTAATGAAAAGAAATATCATATGACAATAGCTCATAAATGTGAGAGTTGTTTCAAATTCGGTCATTCTTTAAATGAATGTCCTTTAAAAATAATTGAAATTAAGTGTCCTATTTGTAGAACATTGAATAATATTCCTAGAAATCAAATGAAGGTCAAAGGAATTGATGTGGATTGTTCCATATGTTTTGATAAGAAGGTGGAAATTTATATGAATAATTGCGGACATTTGTGTATATGTTATGATTGTCTAATCCAATTATCTAAATAGAAATGATGATGGTTATTGGGAACAACAACCTTTTTATTTTTATTACCAAGATAAGCACACCACCACGAAAAATTATTTTTATCAATTATCATATTATTAAATGATGATAATAAGACGAAATTAATAAATCTATTATCTTTATTATTATCGATATAGATGACATTATATTTAGAGACGAAATTGAAATTCATTTGCGTCCATTCGATATCATCAGTAAGGATTATAATTTTTTTATTGGTAAAGAAATGATGATATGCTTTTTCATAATAGAAGGGAATGAATAAATCTTTTTTAATATTGACACATACATAATTATCTATTTCATAATCGGCGAAATAATTCATAATATTATTAATTTTGGTATGAACGAGTTTTGAATAAACACTATTATTAACTATTAGGATAGATAATAGATTTCTAACATCTGGATTAATGAATTTATGATTAAAATTAATTTCATCATTGAAAATAAAATTCAAATTATCATTATCAGTATAATTATTATATTTATAATCTTTAAAATTTAGATTTTGATAATCTTCTAAGGTTAAAGATTTGTAATTAATGGATTTGATGAAGATATTGAGGATATTAGTATAAGAACCTTCTACAAATGCCAATTTTCTTTTAGAATTGATGGAGAAACTGAATGATACGGCTAATTTGAATAATTCACTTCCAATATCATCGAAATAAATATCATTAGAATTATAAGTAATATATTTATCGGTCATTAATAGTTATCTATTAAATAATCTTTAAGTTTTTTTGTGAAGATTTGAATAATAATTGTTAAAATCATTGAAATTATATTTATGATAGGAATAGTCATAATTATCATAATTATTGATATTTGAGACGAATTTAATGGATTTATTAATGGAATTATATTTAATTCTATTAAGAGGTTTATTATTATTTAAATAGGTCATATGAATATATTTGGATAATTTAAGTGATTTTAGAATTACGAATATTTTAATAATTAGATGGATATTATCTAATTCACCACCAATAATAGAAATCTTAATATCTTCATATCTATTTTCATTATAAATATCAATTAAGATATCATAAAGACAATTAATATTAGTATTTTTATCTATAATTCCTAAGAAGGATTTATTTAATGTTTGATTATTTATTAAGAGACAGATATTAAAATTGATGATATCTGTGATGACGATTTTATCATTATTAAAGATGGAGAATTCACGATTATTTATATATCTATCGAAATATCTATTTTTAAATGAGAAGTAATTTGAATAATAAATCTTCTTTTTTAATTGAAAGAGATATTTAATGATGAGATAATAATAAATCTTTTTAATGATAATATTATCATAATTATAGAGAAAATCGAGAAGACATATCAAATTTATATTAGAACTAATTTTATAAATCAAATAATTTTCATTATAAAAAAGATTGAAATTATTTATTATAATTTTATTATCAATCGTTCTAAATTGAATATTATCTTCATAAATATCATAAATATTCAATTGATAACTTAAAGGAATTAGTAAATTCATTCAATAAAAATAAAACAGATAATTTTTAAATCGTTTAATCTAAATCATCATCGGGAGGATTTTCTGGTTCAGGAGGAACGTCAGGAGGAACAACTCCTTGAGGGAAAACATTACCTCCTTGAAGTTTCATTAGAAGAGGTTGAATTTTATCCGTAATTTCCTTTTGTTTATTTTTATAAACTTCCGCATCTGCTTTAGGATTTTCTTCAAACCATTTAAGACCCTCCTCTACAATAGGGTCAATTTCTCCCTTAACCTCATCAAAAATAGGTGGAGCTCCTTCAGCCTTCGTTGAAATACTATTCTTAACCCCATAAAGATAATTCTCCAAATCATTTTTACTAATAATGATATCCTTCTGTTTTTCATCCTCCTCCTTAAATTTCTCCGCTGATTTAATCATCTCATCAATTTGTTCCTTTGAAAGTCGTCCCTTATCATTTGTAATCTTAATATTATTAGTCTTACCAGTGCTTTCTTCCTTGGCCGTTACTTCAAGAATACCATTAACATCTAGAGAAAGGTCAATGGTAATCTTTGGTTGTCCTCGAGGCATTGGTGGAATTCCACTCAAATGAAATGAACCAAGAAGATTATTATCCTTCACTAATGCCCTCTCACCTTCATAAATCTTAATATCAACGCCAGGCTGATTATCGGCATATGTAGAAAATGTTTGTGATTTCTTCGTAGGAATTGTCGTATTTCTCTCAACAATCTTCGTCATTACACCTCCACTAGTCTCAATTCCTAATGATAGTGGTGCTACGTCGAGAAGTAGAAGTCCAGCAGTCTTATCACTATCTCCTTGACCCGTAAGAATAGCACATTGAATAGCAGCACCAATAGCAACAGCTTCATCAGGATTTAAACTCTTATTCAAAGTCTTATTATTGAAATATGAACTTAGCATTTCTTGGATTTTGGGAATTCTCGTAGTGCCTCCTACAAGAACAACTTCATCAATATCACTCTTACTCTTCTTAGCATCACTTAGAACCTTTCCAATCGGCTCCATTGATTTCTGGAAGAAACTATCCGCTAATTGCTCGAATTTAGCACGACTTAGACTAATTGAATAATCAATTCCATCAAAAATACTCTCAACCTCAATATTAGTAGTTGTTGATGATGATAAATTCTTTTTAGCACGTTCAGCAGCAATATTTAGACGTTTAAGAGCTCGTGGAATAGTTTTAACATCCTTCTTATATCTCTTCTTAATATCATCACATAAATAATCAACAATGAGATTATCAATGTCAGAACCTCCTAGATGAGTATCTCCAGCTGTCGCCTTCACCTCGAAAATACCTCCATCAATAGTAAGAACGGATAAATCGTGAGTTCCACCACCTTCATCATAAATAAGAATAGTGCTCTCCTTATCAGTCTTCTTATCAAGACCATATGCGATTGCTGCCGCTGTTGGTTCATTAATAATTCTTAGACATTCCATTCCACTGATTACACAAGCGTCTTTTGTCGCCTGTCTTTGACTGTCATTAAAATATGCGGGAACAGTAACTACAGCCTTCTTAACAGGATGACCTAGATAAGCTTCAGCGGTCTCCTTAAGACGTGCGAGAACCATTGCTGAAATCTCTTCGGGATAAAACTTCTTCTGTTCTCCCTTATACTCAAGTTCAATTACAGGCTTATTATTTTCATCAGGAGAAATATCAAAAGACCATAACTTCTTATCTTCTTGAACAATTGGGTCATCATATTTCCTGCCAATAAGTCTCTTAATATCATAAAGAGTAGATTTGGGATACATAGTTGAAACATTCTTAGAAGCATCTCCTACGAGTTTTTCTTCGGCAGTAAAGGAAACATATGAAGGAATAATTCTTGAACCTGTTTGATGGTCGGGAATAACTTCAACTCTATCACCAATCCATACTGCTACACAACTAGTAGTAGTTCCTAAATCAATACCAATTCCAACATTATCTTCCTTTGACATTTTTCTTCTTATTTATTTAAAATTATTAATTGAGAAATCTTTAAATAAATTTTGATGTTTATAATAGATATATGACGGATTTTTTCAAAAATTTAAATGATAATGATTTCTTTTCTGACAAATTAACTCATATTTATTTTAATGGATATGTTGATGATAAGTCTGTTGATGAGTTAATTGAAAATATTAGGAAGGCTTCTAAGATTAAGGAGGAAAAAGGGGTTGTTATAAATCCAAAACCAATATTAATTCATATAAATTCCAATGGAGGTTTGGTATATGATGGATTACGTTTTCTTTCAGTTTTTAAAATTAGTTCAGTTCCAATAGCGACTATTATAGATAATTATTCATTTTCTTCTGCGACCATTTTATCTACATATAGTCCATATCGGGTAATGACTAAAAATAGTTTTTGTTTATTACATAATTATAATTATAAGATAGCGACGCCTGTTAAGAGAAATGAGATGATTTCAAGAATTAAGGAAGTTGAATTATTATTTGGAAATATAATTAATATGTATTTACAAAAAACGAAGATTAAAAAAGAGGAATTGGAGGAATTACTTCAACACGATTTATTTCTTGATTATAAATATTGTTTGGAAAAAGGTGTTGTTGATAGAGTTATAGATTTTGATAATAAGACTGATATGACATCAATTCCAAGTATCATTAATCTTTTAAAAGATACATCAGCAATTAATTTATATCTTCCACCGTGTCCTAAAGATATTCATAAATTAGATTTAGAAATTAGAAAGAATAATGATAAATCTGTTAAATATCTAATTTATCCAATTCATAATAATTGTGAAGAAGATGATGAGAAACAAAAAAAACCGGAAAAACCTAATAAAAGTAGTGATATAGAAGCACAAAATAATTATTATGATTTCTTTCACACTTTCAATCTTATAAATAGAATTAAATCAATAAATTCATTAAAGATTGCTATAATAGATGTTCCATTAAGTATAGACGAAATTTTGCCATTATTATATACAAATAAGATTTATATGTATAGTCATACATTTATCATTTGTAATTTTTTATATTTCAAAAGTTTTATGACGAGTATTCTTTTGGATGATATGTTTAAGAATTATAAAACTATTTTAAATAGAATTAAGACAATTCTTAAACAAAAAACTAAAATGAGTTTGAAAGAAATTGGAGATATTAACAGAAAATATTTAATTATAAATCCAGAAGAAGCCATTAAAATTGGATTGTGTCACGAAATCATTCAATCGTAATCCTCTATATCACTCAATTCCTCAATATCACTCAATTCATCTATATTCTCATTATTCGCCATAATCGTCTTATATTTATCATATAAATTCATCCCAATACTTAACAAATCTATATGATATTTCTTATTAATCCTATCATTTATAGTCAATAATAATAAATATTTATAATATTCATCTTTTTTAGCCCTATAATATAGCAATTTATTCTTAAATTGATTTGGAAAGAATTGATTAAGAATTAGGAGGAAGTTAATGATGATATTATTTTGGAAGTTTAAGAATTTAAGATAAAGAGTTTTATAATTTATCATTATAATAAAAAATGATTAATTATTTTATATAATTTAAACATAAATTAATTATGGATTTGAGTATGGAAGATATTCGCTTATTTATCAAGAATAATTCCAAAGAAGCTCTTAAAATGGCGATTAAATATGAAGACGATGGAACTTATTATAAATACAAGTTTCCTACTTATAATATCGTTTTCAAAGAAGCTGATGATAAGATTTATATGATTATCAAGGATAAGACTTATGAAGACCCATTAGATATTCAATTATTTCTTTACAATTTATTTGATTATAAGAATTTCGAATATATTGACGTCTTTCTTCAAAAACAAATTTCAAAAACTCCAATTTATATCGAAGACCTTTATAATGACTATTATGATGATTTCAATAATGAATTCATTGGAGTTAGAAATCTAGTTCTTAAAGGCATCAATTATAAATTAAAAATTGTTCTAAAAGAAAATGATTTCCATCTCTATTATAATTATGAAGTCATCAGCGGGTTCGATGACATCTTAGAAAAAATAAAAGAAATTATTCAATCAATAATGAATTCAAATCAATCTTCTTGATTATATCCTTATTATCCCTGAAAATTTTTGTAATATATTTATAAGCATCATCTATCTGTGCGAAAGAAACGCCACCTGTAATTAAAACACTCCCACTCTCAAATATAGCAATAGTTATCTTTTTACAATTTTTATCTCCACATCCACTACCCTTTCCAAAACAATTATCACTACATCTACAAATACCATCCTGAACCTCCTTCTCCTTATTCCAGAAAAATTCCAATTTTACTCCGTGATACTTTCCAGGCTCGAAACTACACTTATTATTATATTCATCACTCATTAAAATCTTATGAAGAACCTTTCTCCTAATTATGAATTTATTCGTATGTTCTTCATCCGTGAAAGTCTTAAAATCAGTATTAATCATCCTTATTTGAAAATTCTTAAATCCTAATTGTTCCTCAAAATTCTCCGTTGTAGTAATATTTTTATCCTCCTTGTAAATCCTCCTAATCTCTCCTGAAATATCCTCAATAATCTTATTCACATTTCTCTCATCCTTCACACCAGTAATTTGAATATTTCCATTTTTAAATATCTTCAAATTTGGATAATTATCACATTTATATAAGAATGTTATTTGATTATCAAATGAAGTCTTCCTGACATTCGCAGGTTTAACCTTTCTCTGTTTCTTTGGATAAACACCCCTCTTATTCTCACCTTCAGGTAACTTAGGATAATAAATCCATATGAAATTATTCTTACCACCTACCTCAAATTTCTCATACAATAATCCAAGATTAATCGTTACTCCCAAATCAACATTACAAGTAATAGTGCTGACCTTATAATCAGTAAAATAAATATCTTTCACAGACATCGCTTTTTTCACAATAATAAAATTAATCCATTTCTTTAAATCATTTTTTATTTTCAGATAATTTGGAGAGATATGAGGTATTGATTATTTCTACTGATGTATTAATTGAAATCATTGGTGGAATATTAATGACATAAGTCATTGTTTCATCTATATGAGCTTTTCTAAATTCATCAATATTCATATGACCTCCAAACATAGTTAATAAATATCTCGATGGCGCTGGACGAATATTTCTCTTAAATCCATATCTCCTCGCTAACATTTGTATCCATCCATTAACTTCCCAAACCTTATCACTACCACAATTAACAGAGAAATTATGACCGTTTGCACATTCTAAAGAACAAAATGACCCTGTTATATAAAAGATATCATTGATAGTATCATAATTATATGGCATTCCATAAATAAGCTTGTCTATTTGATGACAACACCAAAAACAACAAGGTTTATTTTTAACCTCTTGGTTATTATGACTATTATATTCATTATCACAAGAGATATTTAAGGCATCATTTGTGAAATAACAAGTATTTTCATATGGAATTGGTTCAACAATTTTATTATTATTCCTTTCATTATTAATGATATAATTAATTTTCGACTGAGGAATTGGAATTTGAAGAATTATATCATCACCTTCCTTTGTCTCATTCTCCTTAATCATACTATCAATAATATTCTTCTTATTAGGTTTTTTAACTATTGTATCATTAACCACTTTTTTTCGAGGCATATTATTATTAATATCATCATAATTCTTATATATTTATAGGAAGTTCTTTAGATATTCTAAACCATTCTTAAATGTATCTATCATTTTTCCATTATTATCCGGATTATCCTTCACGTTCGCACAAGCATTCAAATTCTTTATATCCTTTTTTAGACTATTGACGGTATTAATTAGATAAATGATAACTATTATGAGGGATATAATTACGATAAATAAAGTTAAATCCATTATTTATAAGTAAATAAAAAAAATTAAACGTATTTAATTCCAATAGTTCCACTATTATATTCAAGAATATTGAAACTTTTCACATAATATCTCAATTCATAATCATAAGTATATTCGAAATTACCCAATTTCTTTATTTTTTCATTAATATTATCATTATTAGCACTATTCACAAAAACAACTAAACTAGTATTTATACAAGAACCATTATAACTACCTGTCGGTATCCATTTTTCAGGTTGTAAAGCAAAGGAATATGTATAAACCCCCTGTTTTGGAATTGTGGAATGATGTTGATAAGGTTGAATAAGATTGAAAAAGTTCGCATCCTTCTGCTCTATGCGATTAGTTTTATTAAAATTAATAATGGCGGATGATAATATTGGTTTTGAACTATCTTCCAGATAATTATTCGTGTAATTGGTATTTCCATTAAATTTCCTGTAATCATCTCTTTTCAAAGTCCAAATAATCTCCTTATTATGATTATTAGCACCATTTAATTCAATAACGGTTGATAATTGATTACCTGCTTTAACTGAATAGAAATTGGAAATGAATACTTGTTCTATTAATACAGATGTTATAGGTGTAATCATCATTAATGCTCGTTCATCATTATCTAAGAAGACATAATTAGCTTCAATATAGGCATTTATTCTATTAGTATTAATAAATGTGGAAATATTAATTAATTCATCGGGAAATAATTCATTATAATATCTTGGACTTACATATAAATCAATTCCATCTATATAAACTTGATAAAGATTTTCAATATCCTCAAATTCAATATTCACATAAATTTCACTAGCTTGAAGTTTTAATAAAAGAAGAGATAATGATGGATGTTTCGTAAAATTAAAACTTAAGGGAATAATTATTTCTCTTTCATTAATCGAAGCAACTCCAGTTGATTTATTACCGACAGGATAAGAAATATTAGTAAATCTATTATTATTAATTTTAATTATGGAATTCATTATTAATTAATAAATATTCACCAGTTAAGTTATCTACTATTGTTGCTCCAACAGTTAAAAAAACTCTCTTAATTAATAAAGTTCCAATGTTTTTAACCCAACGAAATCTATATTTATCACTTGAATAAATCGTCGGTAATTTATAAACAAAATAGAGATTAGATAATAAATCAGCATATCTATTAATTTTACATTTATAAATCGTATTATTTCTATCTAATAATGGAGTAATCTCGAAATCTAATCTAATACTTTCAAATGCGAAATTAGTATGCTTTTTATAAGCAAACTTATAAAAACTAATATCAGGATTGACGGTTATATAACTATCTATTTGACCTTTACAAACGAGTTGAGTTAAACCTCCAACCATATTTAATTAATAATAATAATTTTTATCTTAAATAGGTTCAACAGGCATAATTTTATCAACATCCGTGGAAAGATTATAATTGAATTTAGTTCCTTGGATGAATTTGGTCTTATCAAGACCCATAATTCTTACTGACAGGTCTGATATTTCTTTAGAAAACCCTTTTTTATATAAAATGAGAATGTCATCGTCGTTAAGAGCATAATTAAAATAAGACATATTAGCCATTTTAACAGGAGTATCATCAGTTATTCCATCTGTTTGTGTTCTTTTTTCAATTTCTTTAATAATATCCGTATTATCTTTATTTTGACTAGCAGGATTTATATATAATCTACCGATATTATTTTTCATAACTGTAGAAACAGCATTCTCATTAGTTAAATCATTCATATCATTATTATAAGTCGATCTGTCAGCTACTAAAGTAGAATTAAAATAAACCTTACAATTAGTTCTGTTTGTGAATAGTTTTTCTTCATTAGAAGGACTTTCCTGCATTACTACAGTAATCATATTCCAAGTTTTATTATACATATCAACATTAATATTTTTAATTCCCAATTTATTAACATTAGTTTGATACATTAGATTTGTTCCAATTGTAGAACAATCTAATTTAACAGCTGAAGAATTAAATGTATCAGGTGTGTTAATATTATTATATTCAACAACCAATTCCTTCCCGTCATTATTAATCTTAATAAGTGGATTTTTAACCAAATAATAAGGTTGAGAATTTACATTATCTCCTTTATCGCTATCACAACTATATCTATTTTGTTTATATGGTATCATTTGTTTTAATCCTTTGTAAAATAAAACAATGAATTTTGGCGTTGATATAGCAGTACCACCACTATCAGTAGTAACAATTTTACCAGTTGAATCATCAACATTTATATATAACCAGAAATTATAAGAATATTCAGCACCTCCATTTTGATTAACGGATGGATTTAAATCGAGATAATAAGGGTCATTTTTGTTAATAGTTTCAATATTAGCACCACTTAAATTAAATGAATAAATACCAGTGAAGATTTTTGTTTCTTTTTTGTTTGAATAAGCTATTCTAAATGATTTAGCATACTCACTATCAAATATAGAATAAGCAATAAAACCCATAATTAATATTACAAATATTCCTAATAAGATTTGAACTATTAAATTAAGCATTTTCTATCTATTTATATATATTATAATTTATATATTGGATTTCTAATGCCATACATTCCTAATCCTAATTTAGCTAAAAGATTACCAACAGGGCCCCAATAATAATCATTATAAACATCTCTTTGATTTAATTCATAATTAAATGTGGATATTTTAGAAACTAATCCAGAAAAGCCAGGTCCTTCATTTGAATTTAATTCTCCACCGATATTAATAGTTCCACCCTTATTAATATTCATATTCTGTAAATCTTTTTTATAGTTTACGTCATTTCCAAAATAATTATCCTTCTCATTGTGAGATGTAGTGCTTACTAAATCTCCATCAATATAAGCATAAATATAATTTTTATATGAATTAGCATTACAAACGATAGCTACATGAACCCAACGTTGAAGAGGAATATAAGGGATAACTATTCCTTGTTTCATAAAAGTTTTAAGATTTGTTTCACTTGATAATTGATTATATGAAGTTATTGTATCTGCTACTTGTGCTCCAGATGATGATGTCATTTTTGAAAATCGAACATACATTCTATTATCATTTTTATCTAAAAAGACAAAAGGAGATGCTTGAGATATATTAGTTTCACTAGTGGATGCCTGAACATTGAAAACATTCTTATAACTTCCAGAAAATCTATTCATATCGTGAATATATATCCAGAAGGTATAACTTCTTCTTTCACCATTACCAGTCTTTTTAATTTCAAAATCAAATCTTCTTTTTTCAGTGCATATAATAGGTATTTTGGTTTCACTTATAACTTGACGAATATTCATAAATAATTTAGTAGTTATGAAATAATATAGAACATAGGCGACAACGAGACAAATAACAACGACCAAGAAAAGACCAATATAAATACTATTATCACCCATCATTCCTTGACGTGCTGAAGAGAGAAAACCGCTGGTTGCTTCACTTGAACTACTAAACATATTTTTAAGATTATCTAAAGGACTTGAACTCATTCTTATCTATTATTAATAAATAAATTTTCTATTAGATAATGTTGAATGATAATTATCTATTTGACTAAAAGGAAATGAAGATTTAAAGGCATTCTTATTATTTTTTTTCTGTAATGATAGATAACTTAACATTTTCGTAAAATTAGCTTTTTCTCTAACTCCCTTATTTTTCTTTAAAGGAAAATCATATATCTTTCTAATCATTAAAACAAATAAATCTAAACTTATGTCTGGATTTTTAGCCATAAATACATCAAATAAGCAAAAATTCATTATAAAGGCTTTATAAAAGTCTTCCTTTTCCTTCTTTAATCCCTTACGATTATTTGATAATTCTATAATTAAATTCTCGTGAAAATTTAATGGTATTATCCAAGGTTCTTTTAATAATAATTTTTTAATCAAACTTCTATTATAAGAAATTTCATATAATTCATTAAAATTAATTATATCATCCTTATCATTAAATCTAGAATTATTTAAAATCTTTATAGCATCATTAATATTATAATCACTATCCTTAATTATCTTCAATGCCTCTCCTAATTCCAATTTCTCATTAAATCCCTTCAATATATCATAAATATCATATTCATCCAATTTATTTATCTCAAATATCTTACATCTCTTCTTAATCTCACCTATCTTCTTAATCGTCTCATTATTAACTATCACAACTATTGGAATATTCCTCAACTTATCCGTATTATTAAGGATAAAATTATATAAGGATAAATTGATGGTATTATCGAGCATTAGGAGGACGTCGAAATCGTCAATGATGATAATTTTCTTGGAGTTATTATTAGTTAATATTTGAATTAGAGAGGATACAAAAGATTTTGTTAAAAGGTCATTTAATTGTGATGATGTGGAACAATTATTACTATTTATATGAATTATAAATAAATCCAATTGATTTGCTATTTTATTAATTAGATAACTTTTACCAGAACCAGTAGCACCAGAAATGAAGAGACAAGAATTGAGAGATAATTTTGGTGAATTATAAATATTTAAAATCCAATTTTTAATTTCATTCATAACTTATAAATCAATCAAAAATTATTTTTATAATCAAATAAAGATAATAGGACAATACGGCTATTATTGGATAAATGATATCTAATGTAATCATTGCTTTAGGATTATAAGTAAGCATTATGCCATTTTTATCAAATAACAAAAGAGGTTTGATTATGAAAATTATCAATAAAATGATGATATATATAAGAATAGGGATTATTGGGATGAATGAACTCATATCACTTATTATTCTATAAATTAAATATAGAATAAATGATATTGAAATTGATAATTATAACGATTTTAATTTTATCCCTTTTTTATCTTCTCCATATCTCTCTTGAAAATTTCTCAAATAAGAATTATATAAATACCGAGATAATTCCACTTGAATATAATCAAATATATTCATCTATTCCTTATGATATCAAACTTAAAAATGAGAATTCAGCTTTTTATGATTATGGTAATGATGAGTTAAATGAGAAATTTGCTAAAATATTTGATATAAATAATGATAAATTGATTAAATATGCTGAAGGAGTTGAATGGATTAAATGGATACTTGTTAATGAAAGCAATTATTCCAATAAATTAGACAGTTATTCCAATTTAATTATTAATGAATTTAATAAAAAACTCGATAATCCTGAATTGAAACTTAAAAATAATCCTAATTTTAAATTAATTAAAAATAAATTAAATCGTTATAAAACTTCTACCGATGACGGCGACATCGTTCTTATGGATATTGATATCATTATTTATAGACAAAATAGACCTCTAGCACGTCATATAAAAATCCTAGCAGTTTCTAATGGTATATATGTCAATTTCCTCTTTATCAAAGTCATAGGTGTAATTAATGAATGTAATCTAAATGAAACATTAATCCCTTTCGATTTAAATAATAAAGATTTATATACCGAATTCGTAAATGATAAATATATATTATATGACCTTAATTCATTCATTTATGATACCAATGACCGTCTCGTGAATTCCTCCATTCAAAGTCAATTATATTATAAATTACTTAAAGATTTGAAATAATAAATAAATAATAAATTAATAGGATGTCTCATTTTGAATACGTGTGCTCTGGTGAATTAACTCCGGAATTTGAGGAAAGGACTACAAATCTAGTTTCAATTCTTAATTCAGGTGCTTATGTTCCATTTGTAATTCATAAATATTGGGATGAGGTAGTGAATGAGACTACTAAAAAAAGATATGTGATTATTCATACACATATGAATATGAGGGATTATTTCCAAAATCATTTTAAGACTTGTGTATATGAAATGCACGGATATTATAAGCAACTTATTTTTTAGAGAATTTAGTCCATTCTTCATTAATATCATTCATTATTTTTATAATATCTTTACAATTTTGAGAGAAGAAATTGTAAAATTGTTCTTGATTGTCTGTGGATAATGTGAAACGGACTAATAATTGTTTAATAAGTGGATGAGGACAGATATAACCGACATAATCACAGGATAAATCATTAAATTTGGAATTATCACGAATATATTTGTTATGAAGTAGGGATTGGATAATATTTCCTAAGGTATCATCTTCGTCATCTATTTTAAAATTGAAGGAATTATCTACATTTGGAACTTTCTCGATTGGGATTTCACGATTATCTAATTTAAGAATTAAGGTTTGAAGTTTGTCAATAATGATATCAATAGCCTTCTTAAATAGATATTTATAAGAAAGACCATTGACACTTTCAATTTGGAAATTAATCTTTGAAGGTTCTCCATATTTATCCTTGAAAAAACTTCGTTCTTTATCAAGGATGTTATCGGTCTTATCGGCTTCAGTTTTATCTTGAACGAAGAAGAAATTTGATAATGATACTGGTGAGAAACAGGAATTAATTTTACCAGTTCTTTTAATAGCTGTCGCCTTTAAATGAAGTTTTTCATTAAAACGAAGTCTGGTGATTAAGATATGATTTTTACTAATGGGATTAGGAGGAAATATTACCTTTAATTCCGCTGGAGTTAATTGGACGTCTTTATAAGTTCCGGTGAAATCAGCAGTAGTAATATTTAACATCTCATTATTAGGATTTTCTTTATGTAATTCAAAGACATAATCACCATCTTCATAAGTATCATTAATATTCTCAGCAATATTAAGAGGAATAAGTCCAATTCTATGTATCATAAATTCATTATGAAGAGGCGTATTATTATATAAGATTTCGACAGTTGGTTTATCCTCTCCATAGAAAGCTACAACTGGAATTTCACTTAAGATAACACGTCTTATGGAATTGATAACAGCTAAATCAATCTTTTCAATATTAAATGAATGTCTTTCAGCCTTTTTATCATAAATATAATTATCAAACATCTTTTAATTAATTAATTATTTAAATTTTTATGTCATTTTTTATTCTTTTATTTTATCATTATTTTAATAAATGATTTTATTTTATAGTGATACCTGTCAGCATTGTTCCATTCTCCTTGATACCATTAAAAAACACGATACAAATAAAACTATTAAACTCGTTTGTATTGATACGATTATTAATAAAATTAAGGATACTATTAAAAATGTTCCCGCTCTAATGTTCCTTCCAAGTAAAGAAATCATCTACGGAAAAGCAGTCTTCGATTATCTCCTATTGCCAAATCGTGGATATTTATTTACAAGTAAAAGTGGTAGAAATAATAAATCAACAGAGACTTCATCCATATCTTCACCAATTCCTTTAAATGATAATAAAAATCCTAATGAACCAGAAGCATTTGTTTTAGGAAGTGTTTTAACAGATAATTATAGTAGTATTGATGATGATAATTTTATAAATAATAATAAGACTTATAAATGGGATTTAATAGAAAATGATAATAAAAATATTAATCTTGAGAGAGAGTTTAAAGAAAAGTCTTCTAATGAAAGTTCGTCAAATAAGAAATTACCATCATTAGAAGAATTAACTAAAGAAAGAGAAAATTTATTTAAAGATATTAAATAAATTGTTATATATAAAGAAATTTATGGTGTCTTCTATTGTAATTTTTAATCAATATTATTATGACCTTTTAACGAAGATTAGAACTATTGCGAAGAAACATAGAGAACATTCTTCGACAGCTAAGAAGGTATTAGATGTGATGAGGGATAATTATAAGGAATTTGATAAATCATCGGTGGAATATGTGGAATATTTAAAGACATCTTGTAGTGATGATTTTTGGAAATCGTATATGGAAATTGATAAGGATGGTTGTGATGAATGGTTAAAGAAGGATGAAGTGAAATCGGTGAATATTTATAAGGATATTTCTATTGGTGAGATTTCAAAACTTCTAAGAGATAATTTCCTATGTCATCATTATCTAAGTGTTTTCTATATCTTTAAGAATGAGATGAGTGATGAGAGTGCTACGACTGTTCTAAATATCCTTCAAACTTTTAGTGAAGATTTTGAACTGGAGGATGTTGAAGTTAAGAAGGTTATTGAACGTCTTAATGCTATGAAGAGTGATAAGGTGAAGGAGGGTGCTTCATTTGAAGGAATTGGAGAATTAAAGGATACTACTATTGGAAAGATAGCGAAGGAGATTATTGATGATGTGAATATTGATAAGTTTAAGAAGACGATGAATGAGGAGGGTGATATTCTCAAGGCGTTAGCTAATCCTGAAAATGGACTTGGAGAACTTTTTTCGAAGGTGGGTAATAAAGTGACGGATAAGATTTCATCGGGAGAACTTAATCAGGATGCTATTATGAAGGATGCTATGAAATTCGCATCATTAATCCCGAGTATGTTTGGAAATAAGGGTGGAGATGATGGTGGATTTAATATGGCGGATATGATGAAGATGATGAGTGCTATGAATGGTGGAATGGGTGGAATGGGAGGGAAGAGGGGGAAGGCGGTTATTAATAAACAGGGATTAAAGGCACTTGCGAAACGTGAGGAACTTAAGAAGAAGGTTGCTAACAGGAAATAAATAGTTTTAGTTGTTTTTTTGTCATTTACATAATTAGAATAATGTTTGACTTTCGAGAAAAATTGATGATAATTTCTAATTTTATCTTTTTTATAACATTTATTTTATCATTAGTTTTTAGAAATATAGCTTTTGTAGTTTTTGGAATAATCATTAATTTATTTCTTTTCTATGTCTATATTTATTATAAACAAGAACAAAAGAAGATTAAAGAGAATTTGAATAATAATAATCAGGATATTATTAATAATAAATTGTGTGTGAAACCGTCAAAAGACAATCCTTTTATGAACCCCACTATTGTAGATATTGAAAATAATAAAAATGCTAATTTAGAAGCTTGTCATATAGATAATTTGAAAATTAGAAAAGATATTGATAAATATTTCATAACTAATCAATTTAGAGATGTTAAAGATATTTATGAAAAGAATATATCTCAAAGACAATTTTATACAATGCCCTCTACAACTATTCCTAATAATCAAAACGCATTCGCTCATTGGTTATATCATCGGGAAAAGACGTGTAAGGAAAACAATGGAGAACAATGTTTTAATAATATAATGTAATTATTAAATAGAAAAATGGAAGATAAAGCGTTTAAAACTAATAGAACTTATTTCGAAAGTCAAAATAATATTTGTTCCGATAGTTGTTGGATGGATTATAAAAATCACGGTAATGAAAAAATTATGAATTATCAAACTTATGAACAATCTTCTCAACTAATTCCCTGTGAAACTCCAAATGTTCGTGTTCCAGATTTTATGTTAGACCATCCAAATCTTCGTGGAAGAGCTGGCTTTGGTTTAACTGACCCTTGTCTTGTAGATACTTATAATGACCTTCTTAAAAATGATGAATTAATGACAAGAGACAGATGTAGAATTCAACTGTTTTCACGTATTTTCACCGGTGTTCCTCATTTAAGAGGTTGTGCCGGTGATATAAATAAGGAATTAGAACTTTTGGCTGGTAGTGATACTAATAATCTTGGAACTTCAACTACTTGTCGTAAATCACTTATGGAACTTCAAACACATAATCCTATTCCTCTTATTGATTGTATGAAAGATATTCAAAATCCTGATAACATTGTTCCTATATGGGTAAATGGCGGAGAAGATACGCGGTCATATATAAATAGAAAAAATTTCAATAAAAATATTTAATTATAATAGAATTAAATATGAGTTTTAATAGAACTAAATATGATAATTGTTCTTATAAACAAGATTTAAAATCAAGTGTAGAAACCCTAAGTCATATATTATCCCCTTATAGATATGAACATAAGGATAAATGTATCCATCAATTAGGTTTTGTCGGTGGAACAGCTGTCTCACATATCCAAGGAAATCTCGTGGATTTAGATAGTGAATTAAGAGGACAAACGCGTATTATTACCAAATGTTATACTAATCAATATAAGCCTACAGATGATAATATGATTACTAATGATAAAACCCCTCCTATTAATACCACTATGAACCATCTTCCAAGTTGTCAATCAATAATGTATAGGTCTGTTCCTCTACCTCCTCCCATTAAAATTAATAATTGTTAAGTTTTTTTTATTTTATTTCTATTAGAATTAAAAGAGATAAAAATGTATAAACCAAATGATACAAGGATGATTTATGATAATTCCTCATATCAAGAGGAGTTAAAACGTTCCGTTTATTCAGGTAATTATCAATTAGGAACTCCTTATAATGATTGTCTAGAATGTGATAAATATATGCCTAATGACCCATTTATTAGATATCAATCTTATGGAAATAATTCGTGTAGTATGAAAAAGGCTGTTGATGATAATAGTGAGTTATCCGGTAGAAATTATAAAAATTCCAAATGTAATGATGATGCTTACGCACCTAATAAATATATATCTACTGGTTGTGTTCCTGCTACTATAGATGATGTTCGTAAATGTTCCATTCCTACTGAAAGTTGTCGTCTATCTAATCCCCCTTGTTCCTTAAAAGAAGTTGGAATTAATCGTTTTGACCCTCTTTATTGGAACCCACAAGAAAGAGCTTTAGAAAGATTTGATAGAATTGGAGTTAATTATCGAATGGTTGCTAAAGATAATCATACGCCTCTTATTGAAACACCGGATAATCAAGAGGAGAAGTTTATGCCTCGAGGAACTAATGTCGATTATTCTAATGATTTAAATAAATGGGCGGAGGTTAATAAGAATAATCAACATTATTCAGCTGGATATCCTTATGCGAATAATAATGAGATGTTAAGATGTTCCTAATCATCTCCTAAGACATCTATTAAATCTCCTACATTTTCTAATAAGTCTGTTTCAGGTTCTTCTTGTGTTTGATAATCAGTTGTTAATAATGAATTAGCATTTTTAGTTTGAATGAATATTTCAGCGGGGCCTTCGAATTTCATTCCAAATCCTTCATTATTAAAGAAAGATGTTATAAAGGTTTTTCCTAATTTAGTTAATGTATATTGATGTTTATTATTACAGGCTAAGAATGAACCATTATCCACAATTAAATAATCGTCTTTAGGTATAATTATTTTTTCAAAATTACCATAAGAAGATAACCATATATATCCATAATTACCTTCTTTACAATAAGCTGTTGGTAGAAAAAAACCTTCTTCTTGTCCTATTTCAAATAATCCTTTCATTTGAAAAGTGAAAGAAATTCTAATATTCATAGTAGATGCCAAAAATGAATTTCTTGATAATCTAAAAGTTTCTCCTTTATTTATTTTTATGACAATTATAGAATTCAATAAATTTGTTCCTATACATATAAATCCTCTCGTATCTAATCCTTTAAATGCTTGATAATATAATGGTTCTCCTGCTAAAATCTTTTGAAATCCTTTCAAAAATCCATTCCATTGAATTTCTGCTTTTTCCACGAATTTATTCATACATATTAAAGAACCTAATTGACATATTACCAAATCATCTTTATGTAGTTTAAATTTTACATATTGATTTCCTCCTGTTCCAATTATTTGTGAATTCTTAAACACTCTTTCAATACTCTCCATTATTTATTTATTATTTTTTAATTAGAAATGAGTAGTAGTAAAAGTTTATCTTTAGAATTAAAGAAAAATAAAATTATAAAAGATTTACATAAAAATAGAAAAGAAAATCTATTAAATACTTTAGAAGTTTTAAAACAAACTTTAGAAACTTCAAAAAAATCTAGTTTTAAATCAAATTATGAGGATATATATGATTATTTAAATAATTTAGAAAATGATATTTTTGATGATATATTTCGGCATTTTACAAATATTAAAAAAAAATTTATAAAAGAATTAAGTAGTCAAATTGATAGTGATATTAGTAGTAGTCAAATAAATATGTTATTTAGCAATGTATTATCCGAAATTATTAATAAAGGCGATAATGATAGTTTAAATACATTATTTAATAATATAATAGATATGATAACAGTATTTAAAGACTATGACGGTAGTTTTTAATAAATAATGATTGATGAAATTATTTGTCTTTCGTTGGATAAATGTGAAGATAGAAGAGAACATTTTAATAAATATTTTTCAAATATCCCATATCGGTTTCATATAGTTAAGAAACATAAAAATGGTGGTGTATATGGTTGTTTTCATTCACATATATCTATAATTAAGGATGCTTATAAAAGAAATCTTCAAACTATCTTAATATTTGAAGATGATGCTAAACCAACCTCTTCTTTTACAAATGAGAATTTAGATGAAGTAATCAATTTCCTAAAATCCAATAAGAATTATGAGTGTTTTTATTTGGGATGTTTTCCTATTGGAGCGAAAAATAAGAATTTTATGATTAGACCTGAAAATGCGATTTCTAAAAATATTTATAAATTTAATCCATTAGCGACACACGCAATTATTTATAATAAAAGAGGAATGAAGAAGGTTCTTATGAATTATAAGAATTTCATAGGATTATGTCATTATGATATTTACTTGTCGAGATATGCTAATTTGAATTCTTATTGTTTTTTACCGATTTTAATTGACCAAAATTTCAATTTTGAATATAATAATGAAGCATTAAATTTATTTGAATTAGTTATGAGAAAATCATATCCAATTATAGAATTATT